CACAAGTTCATATTCTTAACAATGAAGTCTGCTAACTTGCCCTGTGACGCTTTAGAATCACGTTCAGTAATCATTCCTTCAACTAGATTGTCATGCATAGCTGGCAGTTCCATTAGCGGGTTAGACTTTTGCCACGTTTCAGGCAAGTAAGCTTCATCAGCATCATCTTGTTCCCAAATTAAAACCAAGTCTTTATCAATTTCATTCCAATTACCTTTTTCCAAATATTTACTGTATCTGCGATAATCTTCAAACATTGGTGCGTTTGGATCTAAACCAGCTGTTGAAATGTAAAACATCTGCGCCAGTGGGTTATTAACCATTCCTGATGTCATTGAATTGATGAAATCACGTTGCCCCTCACCAAATAAGTGGTACTCATCAACAATACCTGTGGTGTAGTGGTCTGAATCTGATGGACTACCCTGCGCTGATAAACGCTTCATAGAAGTTGACTGCGTATCAATACGCATTTCATTACGGTTAAATTCAACTCCCCATTCTCGGGCCAACTTTTTGAATACCTTTTGCTCTAATTGCGACCAATTAAACGTCATGTATTTATACAAATTCGAAGTGTGGGCAATATCGATTGATGTAACCGCCAAACGCCTGTTAATTTTAGGAAAGCCAAACAAAAAATTGTACAACGCATAAGCTGATAGCAATTGTGTCTTTCCGTTTGTACGGGCCATACTAATAAAAATATTCTTAAACCGCATACCGTTTGTTTTCGGATTACGCCAACCTTGTATCAAAGCAAAAATAAATTGCTGATATGGACTAGGCACAAATGGTTCACCTGATGAAACATCTTTAAGCAACATTGCGAATTTAATAATCTTTTCTGCTTCTTTTTCATCGTATATATACGGAAATTCTGGATCGTTGCCGATACGTCTTAAATCGCTTATATGACGCTCACACGCCTGTTTCATCTTGACCCCTGCAATTACCTTATCAGTCACAACATCGACCGCATACCGTAACGCAGGGTCATTAGGATAGCGTTGAAATAAATCTGTATATCTATCCATTGCTTACCCCTTGAAATAATCTGCTAAGTCATTTTCTGAATCATCTTCACTGCTTGCCATATCGATTAGAGTGGCACGTGATTGTGGACTCAAACCTAAATCGCTACCAATTGACTTAATAACCTTAGTTGCTGAATCGATAATGCTAACTGCTGGGTTCTTAAAAATCTTATCGCCAGCTTCATACGTAATACCAATCGACTTAACTGATTCATACGCTTGTCGCAACATTTGATAATTCATAGCCAATGTCTCAACTTCTGAACTATCCACATTGATGACATAACCTGTTTCATTTAATTCAGGAACGATGACTTCCCACAAGTCTTTGGCATATCCAGTCAAATGCTTAGGTGCTTCAACTGGTAATTTAGCCTTTCCTTGTAAGGTTTGCTTCAACTTGTCAGTTCGTTCACGTTGATCCTTGCGTTCGTCCTCATCATTAGTGATTTTTGCTTTTCGTGTCATGTAATCACCTCCTTTCGATATTTGAAAAATAATTATAACTGCAGCGTGTGTAAGAGGTGGGAACTCTTGATATTCGGTTATCTCTACTCACTCAGGGGCGGGGGTATTTTTAAAATTTTGTAAAATATTTTTTCACTTCGACAAAACTTTTATCCACCACTCACGCTTTGCATGCTTTAATACATTTTCATTCAATTTATTTTCAACTGATGTCTTGTGATTATGTTGTTCCCTTGTTAATAGCCACAAATTATCAGTATCTAACTGTTTTTCAGCTGGTAATAGCCGTCTAGGCACAATATGGTCAACAATTAAGTCCCCTTTACTCCATAGCATGCCGTTAATCGCATCAGAATAGCCGTCACGCTGTTTTACGTAGTCACTAACCTTATACCATTGCTTGCTATTATAAAATCCACTGTGAAGCTCCTGTCGCCTTGTGGCGTCATAGTCCTTAGCTCGTTCAGCTGTCTTAGCTTGACCTCTCAAAGTCTTAGCATACTGTTCACGATTAGCATTGCTTATCTTCACATAGTTGCCAACACGTTTCTTATAATGTGGTTCGCAATAGTCCCAGCCCAACTTGATTAGTTCCCTGCATCCTATCTCTGCACATCTATGTACTCTCATACTCTTATCTAATCTCCTTAGTATCTTCAGTTCTTCCCAACCAGATACCAGACCGTATTCTTTATCTTTAATCATCTACATCTTATAACCTCACATTACTTGTCACCATCGCATTAGATAAATGATCATCAATCTTTTTTAATACATCAGCATTAGTATTATGAAGAACTTCAGATGACAATACATAGTCGTCTATCTTTAACCCATCGGCTTTCAACACCTGTCGTGGTGTCATCAATCTAACTCCGTCTCTGTCATATTTATTTGGTTTCGATACTACAACAATAATTTTCATTGGTCGTACTCCTTATCCTTAAAATATTCATCAGTCATTTGAATGGCCATATATCCTATCGCTGCACTTACCACACCTTGCATATACTCATCTAAACCAAAATGTGCAAACAATGTGATAACACCTGCAGGAAAAACTGTAATAACAGTTAATACCAATGCATATTTAATTAGCTTATTCATATCAATACCCCTTTACCCTGCGTTGAAACTAGCAACAACCGTTGTTCGTCCGTCTAAACTATCTAAGAAATCATTATCGGCAACGCCAATTAATTCAACTTTCACATCTTCTGGTTTCGCCCACTTATCGGTGCTATTATGATCTCCACATATCAAATCCAAAAATGGGAGATTAGACAAAGTGTCAATGTTTTGATTTGTAAAATATGGAATAATCTTCTTAGCCTCTTCAGCGCTGTTAGCAACCACAACAGCGGAATCAAATGTATCCCAGTCATTATTCACGTCTTGGCTAATCTTGTATAAGTTCATATCTTTACTCCTTTTCAGTGCAAAATAAAAAGGCTACCCGATTGGATAACCTTGTGTCTTACGCAATAGCCAAGGATTCGAACCTTGCATAATTCCAATTAAGAAATAAGACCACCTGCTATTGCCAACGATAGTAACGTGCCCTGCACTGATAACTATGTTAGTTTCTATCGTTTATCCACAACTAATAATTAAAGTGATAACTAGTATTCTGTCCTGCCATAATGTTGTGCAAGACAGTCACCTTCATACTTTCGTTTGTGGTATGCCACGAGTTACCGTGGACTTTCGTAAGTATGTAATGCCTAGCTAGTTAAGGCGTCCTCATGACGGACATACTCGGTGTTGCCTATTACGTACATTTACATTAACTTACTATACAAGCGGTTAGGATTCGCACCTAACATTACTTACGTATCGTCACGTACACGCCTCAGCTAATGTACTGCTTTTACTTGTGACTAGCGTTTACCTATTCCGCCACGCTTGCTATGAATCATTGGTTAGTTGTTGTTGTTTTAGCATATTAAGCAAAGCGTCAATTTACGACTGTGTGACTAACTAACCAACTTTCCACAATACCTATTATAGGCTGATATATCAGTCGTTACGGGTGGTTAATGGAATTAAAACGGTGCACCCTCTCAGGTGTATCACTTAACCAAACTCCTACTCCCTGCTTGAATCTATCTCGCCATTCCCTACATGTACGCTCATCAGCATGTACAATCAATGAAATTGCTAACCAGCTTTTCTTACGACCATAACGTTCAGACAATATTGTTCGTTGCGGTTCAACTGTTAATTCATACCACATATCAATGATTTCCTTTTGCCAAATCCAAGCGCTCAACTCGTCATCATCTTCTTCACGGATCATAGACAACTCAATTGGATTACTATAATCATTCTGTTTACGTCCGCCACCGATATTTTCATCTGGTACATGCTTACTAAAATATTTCAATTCTGCTCTACGTAATTTAATGTTGGCATCTAAAACACCTGTGAAGTAATCACTCAATAGCTTATCCAATTTATCTGCCATGCCTACTCCTCAATCAGTTCATACTTACGATTGCGCCTTTCAACTTGATACTCATAACCAGATAGTTCATCTGATACCATGTGCTTAATCAACCACGCACTAGATACTCGATAGGCTTTTTTAATATCAGTTACTTGCACCCAAACCAAATCTCCTGCTTGCGTATAACTATCTCGAAACCAACCGTCTTTTCCTTTAAAAAAATAGTAAGTTCTCATACCAACCAATACCCCATTAAAGCAATCGCTATAAGCATCAGAAAGAACACTAATACGATTAACTTATCCATTTACTTATTACCTCGCCAAATGCTCCAGAAACGACCATATAAGGCTGTTGCAAGGTAGAAGCTCATAGTTAGTAGCATTGGCAGTGAACTTGCTGAATATCCTGCAAATAGCGCTGATACCCATAGCAGAATATTAACGGCATCAGATGCCAACCAAAGTGTGTAGCTATCGCCGTAACCTTTGAATACATACAAACTAGCCATTGCTCCAATAATCAACACGATGCTGTCCCAAAGTGGATTAGTATCGCCTAATGTTTGATAAGCCAACATCATCGGGTACCAAGCGATTAAGATGAAAGCAATTGTTAATAGCCAACCTGTTTTAGTTAAGAACTTCACACCATTTTCAACTTTGTGTCCCCACGTTTTCCACGTGAAGATTAACGGCAGGTCAATCAATGCAATAAATACTAATTGATCTAACACACTCGCATAGTGTCCTGCGGTCCAATTAATGTAGATGAACCCAATCGCACTGATTAGTCCTAGCAGTCCATTAATTGGCTTTCCAAGTGACATATAAACAGTACATGCTGAACCAACCAAAGTTGCCACCAGTGTAATCGTTGATAGCCCTGTAATCGGTGCTGACAAGTAGAATGCTAATTGTACGCCGACAATAAATGCCAACATCACACCACCAGCTGTATTAATACTCTTTAATTCTGTTCCTAACCACTTTAAATAACTCATTAATCTAATCTCCCTTTTAGTCAACTACTTTAATCGTTTCTGGATGCAACCACGCTTGCATTAAATCTTTTTCTGATAAATCTAAGAATAATCCTCTATCTTCATATCCACCTAATTCACCTAGATGGTGTAGGAAACCAGAAAAAGGTGTATCAAAATCATCTTCCTTTAACCAGCTGTCAAATACTTGCTTTTCGTAATGCGTCATCTCAATAGTTGGTGCATAAGTGTCTTTTAATTCCATAATTAAAAAAGTCAAACCTTCACGACCAGTAGCAACCATATCGTCTTTAATAATAAAATCTTTCTTACCTGGTTCATCAGATGCATCTATGCCCAATATGTTGCCCCAAATAATTTCAACCACTTCATCAAACGTCATTACCATTCCTCCCGATCACTCAATGATTTAACTTTCATAATCTGATACGCCTTGCCGTGATAAGCACTCAATAATTCTTCTAAATCGTTTCCGCTTGCCGTAACTAGTGCTTTACCGTCAATATCTCTCGCAAGCGTGTTAGAAACGACATATTTTGGTGTTTCATAATTTTTGTGCATTTTTCTTTATCCTCAATTAACATGTCAATATATTCACGTGCCTTTTTTAAATCTTCTAAGCCATTCTTTTTATCAGCTCGTGCCACGTACTTAATCACATTAGCAGCTTTCCATGCTGAACGTCCTAGCATGTCCCCTACGATACTATTGATATGGTCTTTCACTTCTGTACCATCACTCAATAAATAGTGCTTAGGGTGCTTTACAGCGTCATATATCATCACTAATCAACCTCCAACAACTCTTGGTTCTCGTGGATATTACCAATCACAACATCACTATTATCAAGAATGAAAATTTCACCAGACAATGATTTTGTTGCTTGTACTAATGTATAGATATTTTCGTTAATGTAAATTGGTGTAATCCCTACAACGGTCTGTACTAAACTTTCATTAGTCTGAATAATATCGCCTTCATAAATTTCAACACCGTTTTTGTCTTTGAGTCCCGTGTACTGTTCAATATAAAGTTGGTTCTCAATTTCGTCAGACGTGACATAGTGCTCCACCTGACCAAAGTCACGTAAATTTTGAACACGGGCAACAGCTGGTTTAAAAACCTTGCCGTTGTCAGCAAACGATAACTCAACTACCCGACCCATAATTTTTAATGCTTTGTCCCATGCTCTAAATTTAATCTCTCTCATTATTCTTCCACCTCAACAACTTCCTGATGCGAATTAGCCCAACTCTCGGCTTCTTCACGGGTGTTGAAACGGTCGACATAAGGTGGCATAGTTGCTTCTAGTTCTACTGTATACTCATCAACAAACCATCCATAAAGTGGCTTACCATCTACACTGCCTTGTGGTTCTTTACTTCTCACAACCCACTTCTTAGGTTTATCAACTTCAAATACATCTTCACCGTTCACCCAACGAATGATTGCGATTAGGCGGTTGTTAGTTTCGAAATTGTTTATTTCTGGGTAGGTCCACCAACGTTTAACGTCATCTGGTAACACTGATATGTCATACCAGCCAACCAAATATTCCTCAGTATTTCCTTGTTGTTTCCACTCTTCCAACTCATCCAT